AATTAAAAATTATTTATGCTATAAAAAAAATTGTTCTTAGTGATTCGTAGTATTCTCGTGCTACCTCTACACGTTGTTTAACTCTTTCAATTGCTTCGTTGTCTCGTTTGATTATAAAACGTTTTACACGCAGTGAGCCTGGCAAATGGTCAAAATTATGACTTGCTTGAACCGCTTCACGCACATCTAAATCCTCATCAATTAGATTCAGTTTCCAATGCATTCTACGTACCTCATCTTCTACGATTTGAAAAGGTGTGTTAGTAAGGCAGTAAACTAGTTCCGCTTCTTCGTGTCCTGTTAGCATCATGTACGCTTGCATCTGCCAAAAGTAATCTTTATTCTTTAATTCTTTGTCGAACATCGGAAAAGTACTTCCGTTCCACGAGCATTTAATATCAGCTAAAAGTGAATCCGTTAAGATGTCAGGCTCGCCCGTTAACCAATCGTTGTTAAATCTCGTTTCATTCTTTACTACAAACTCCCAATTTAATACCTCAGAAGCCATTTGAATAGCGATGTCTTCATTCTCTATACCTTTGTCGGTGTAACGGCTTGAAAACTCTTTATAAATACCATATTCACGCTCTTTGAATAACTCTTGAATATAACTCTTTGCAGTTTCAGACAAAACCTCGCTTTTTGTACGAGATTCTGTCATTAACTTTCCTAGTGAACTTGCTCTAAATAATAGTAAATCTTCCATTATAATAGTTTTAAAGCTGACTGTTGAATGTCGCTAAGTTCAAATTTATCTAAGTCGCTTACTTTAGCTTTACCTTCTTGAATCGCTTGTAGTGCTTTCTCAAATCTTTCTACTGTGATTGTAGGCTTCGTGTTTTTAACAGTCTTTGCAATTTCGTTTCCATCGTCATCAATTGCTTGAAGGCTTAATAAACTTTGTAATGTCGCTCTACGAAAGTAAGTAACGCCCGCAATTTGTTTTTGAGGGTCATTAACTACAGGAAGCAATAAACTACTTTCTACGTACTCTCCACTTTCAATGTCAATTATCCTAGTACACACACACCCGTTTATTATCGGTTGTAAGACTATCAAATCGTATTTTAGTAGGATTGGTTCAGTCGCTTCTAGAAGTGCGTTTAAATCAGCGTATTTTGACTTAAAGAATGGATTGTCTTTACCTTTAGATACTTTTCCGATTTCTTGTTTAGCTTTCCACAACTTAAACCATAAAGTCGCAGGCTTAGGAATTAAATCCTCGAATGTTTCTTTTGTTTTCATGTTCTTATTTTTTATTTTGTTTCTACAAATATAAACATTTTTGTTAATTAAATATCAAACGTTGTAAATATTTCTTGTTCTTCACGTTCTAAAATTACTTTTTGTAGTTCTTCTTGAATGTTTCGTAGGTCTAAATACGTTTTGCACTCCAATACTTTTCTTTCTAAGTAGCTAACTTCTGCTTTCGGTTGTAGCTTTGGCGTTAAACCTAACTTCGTTAATACATCGTCTTTGATTCGTGCAAAGTCTGGATAGTGTTTCTTGTTCTTATCAAGCATTTCGTATTGCTTCAATCCATAAACAACTGTACTATGGTTTTTTTTGAAAATGTTACCAATTGCGTACATCGTTAACTTCTGTGTTCTTAGGTATTGAAATAAAACTAAGCGAGTATAGACGATTTCACGCTTTCTAGATTTCGATGTTAAATCAAGTTCATTTATTAGTTCTTCTAGTGTCATTGTAACTATTTAAAAAGTGTTCGTAAATCATTGTATTTATTAAGTTGTTTGCTTCGGTTTGTAATTTATTCATTTCGTACCAATTTAAACCCCTAGATAATTGAATTTTTCTATTCTGTAAATCAATATCTCGTTTATAACTATTCTTTAAAAAATATAAAATATCCTCATTTAATAAACCATTATCTTTTAATTTTCTATTTAAAGAAATTTGATATAGTGCTAATTCTTTTTTTGTTGGTCTAATATCTAAACTTTCGGATTCTAACTTATGTTTTTCTTTTAGTGTTGATTCGTATAAATTACTTATGTACTCATCATTTGGTAAAAGCCTAGTTAATTCTCTAAGTTTTGAATTTAAAATATTTATTTCATCAATGGTCATTATTCAAAGTTTTTTGATTCAGCGTTCCTTAATTCTATTTTTGCTCCGTTTAATTTGTTAAATTCTTCTAATTCCATTTTTGTTTTTGCTAACTCTAACTCATATTTTAAAGAGTTGTTTGCTTGTTTTGCTAAGTTAGCTTGAGCCTTTGCTTGGTCAACTGAAATAGTGCCTTCGTCTAATTTGCTCATTTGGTCAAAAATAAACCCTAATAATGATTTGTTATTTACTGGTGTCATATCTCTATTGTGTTTTTATATGCTTCATCTATCCATTGAAGGAATGCTCTTTGTATGTTTAACTGTTGCTCAAAGATTTCTATGTTACCTGTGTTCATGTATAGCTTATCTTGTTTTCGAATAGCGTTAACTACTTCGTTTTGTCTCATCTTTGCTATTTGTCTAAATGGAAACTGTTCTAACTTATCCGCACACGATGGTAGGATAGATAAAATTAACGTCATTTCAAACTGTTCTTTTGTCATTTCAATTCTTGTTTTAATCGTTCTAAATAAAGGATAAAATCCATTGCTTCTTGTTTAGCGTGTTCTATCCATTCTAAGGTGCTTAAATCTTTACGCTCAAGTGTTGTTCCGTATTTAGCTATTCCTACTTCTGAGCGTTGTTTAAATTGGTTTATTACGCTTTCTACTATTGAGTCTTTCATCTTAACTATTTTTTAATTTTACTTCTCTTATTGACTGCATTAATTCTACATTGTATGTAGTAAAGAATCGCTTTCTGTCTGCATCGTTTACGCTTAAAGCTGGTATGTAAACATTCTCTTTTGTTTGTGGCTTTACGTCTTTATTTAGCCAAGTGCTTATTGATTTCATTTTACTTAATTTTAGGTTGACATTCACATCTTACAAAATGGTTCTCATTTCCTTCGCCAACATCATACCATCCTTGTTCACATTCATCGCATTCATTCATGTCATCAAAATTTTTAAACTCACGTAAAAAATTGATGTCTAAAATGATTTCCTGTGAAGGTTGATGTATTGCAATATCAAACTCTTTTCCGTTTACTAATACCTTAGCAAAGTCTTCGAATAGTTCTATAATAATCATAACTCTAGTTTAATTTGTGTTAATACTTGAAGATAAGCAGACCAAAGTCTTTTACTCCCACGCTCGCACGTGTCTATTGTATTATTTCTTTTGTCTTTATACTCTTGACTTGTTAAATGAAAGTACTCACTTGAAGCATCTTCTTTTAACCATTGGATTCTTTCATCCATTTGCACCGCTAACTCTAGTAAGTTGTTAGCCTTTTCTTGTAGTTCAATTGCTTTGTTTTTCATGTTGTTTTGTTTAATTATTTAGATAAAAAAATTACTACTTCTTTAATTGATTTGCATGATTCAAAAGGGAATGAAATTTTTAAAGAATTATCATACATTGAAACACGATATTTATCGTTTCTATCATACCCACTATTTTTTGATATTTTAAATAGTTTACAAATCAAAACATCGTTTAAATATAAGTCTGTAGAAAATGTTGATTTTATTTGTTTTACTGCTTTCATAATTCTGTTTTTTGTTTGTGCCTTATTGACCTTACAAAGATAGACAATAATTTTAATTATCAACAAAAAAGTTAATAAAAATGTAAATTATTTTTTAATGTGTTGATTTTACTAGGATTTAGAAACTAAAAAACCCCCACCGAAGCGAGGGTTTAACCTAAACAAAACAAAATTTGAACTATGAATCAATGCAAACTTACATATTATTCTTCATTTTCCACTGTAAAAAGTCTATAAATGTTTTGTTGTTTATTTTGTAGCTTGATTTATTGCATGAATTACAACTCATATAGTGCTGAATAGTTCCCGCTGGTGTTGTGTATGTTTTACGTAATCGTATCTCGTAGCTTTGGCAATTTGGACAACCGAACTTTTCTCCACCTCTCAAAACTGAGTAGTTTACTTTTGGCTTTGTGTAAGGTTG